ATCCAGAAATCCCGCTATAACCTGAAATACCACTATAGCCAGAAATACCGCTATATCCACTAAAACCAGATAAACCTGATCCGCTATAACCAGAATAACCACTAAACCCACTATAACCAGAAATACCACTATAGCCTGATCTACCAGAGTACCCTGAGATTCCGCTATATCCAGAGATTCCAGAGTAACCAGATATTCCACTAATACCACTATAACCAGAAATACCGCTATATCCTGAATATCCAGATATACCTGAATAACCACTAAATCCAGAGTAACCTGAAATTCCACTAAAACCAGAATAGCCAGAAAAGCCACTTGTACCTGTTGCGCCATTTGATCCGCTATATCCAGAATAACCACTAAATCCAGAGTAGCCTGAAACACCTGATCCAGAGTAACCTGATATGCCACTTCCAGAATAACCAGATTGACCAGAGTAGCCTGAAATACCAGAGTAACCAGAAATTCCTGAATAGCCTGATTTTCCACTATAACCAGAAGTTGAATAAGCAATTTGCTCAACATTAATTGCTACTGCTGGTGATACTGGTACTGTTGGACTTGTGCCAGCAGGGAGAGTTACAAGTTGAACTCCAGCAACATCAGACTGCCAATACATAGTAATGGAATCACTAGCATTTAAACTAAGTATTTGATTCCAGCCAACAACAGAAACACCATTAGTTCCTGAATGTTGTTGTGGTACTGCAAAAGTTCCTGTTGAATCTGGTAAATCTGTACCATTTAATCTAAACCAAACACTTACAGTTGATACAGAATTGTTTGGATTTGATACTTGTAAACTAAATGAATAGTTGTAAATTCCAGTATTGGAAAAAGTAACAGCATTGGAAACTAAATTAATTCCATTACTAATCGCTGTTGAGCCACATAAAACTTGATAAGCTGTTGTTGTGCTTGATGCTGTTTGTGCTGCTGTAGTGTCATAAAAAGCACCATACCAGCCAATAGAACCGCCAGCACCTACACCACCAGAATAACCAGAAATTCCGCTATATCCACTAAAACCAGATAAACCTGATCCGCTATATCCAGAATAACCAGAAACACCTGATCCTGAGTAGCCAGAAATGCCACTAAAACCGCTATATCCGCTTGTTCCTGATGTTCCAGAGTATCCACTAATACCTGAGTAACCACTTATACCTGAATAGCCACTAAAGCCTGAAATACCGCTAAATCCAGAGATTCCAGAAAATCCACTAAAGCCAGATGTTCCGCTATAACCTGAAATGCCAGAAATACCAGAATAACCAGAAATACCAGAGTAGCCAGAAATACCAGAAAAACCTGAGTATCCAGAAATACCAGAAAAACCTGAGTAGCCAGAAATACCAGAAAAACCTGAGTATCCGCTTATGCCAGAAAATCCGCTATAACCAGAAACGCCTGATCCGCTATAACCTGAAATTCCAGAGTATCCGCTATATCCACTTATCCCAGAGTATCCGCTTATTCCGCTATATCCACTTTTTCCTGAATATCCAGAAATTCCGCTAAAGCCTGAGTAACCTGAAATACCACTATAGCCACTTGTACCAGAGTATCCGCTTATTCCTGAGTAGCCAGAAATTCCGCTATAACCACTAAAACCTGATGTTCCAGAATATCCACTAATTCCTGAATATCCGCTATAGCCTGATATACCAGACCAGCCACTATATCCTGAGATTCCAGAGCCAGAGTAACCTGAAACACCTGATCCAGAATATCCGCTAATTCCACTAAAACCTGAATATCCAGAAATACCAGAGTAACCAGAAAAACTGCTATAGCCTGAATAACCAGAGTAGCCTGAATAGCCACTATATCCTGATGTTCCAGAATAACCTGAGTAACCAGATGTACCTACAATTTGACCTGCATTAAACCAAGCTGATCCATTCCATACATATAGATCACCATTAGAGTCAACAATGTAAGCATCATTAACTTGATTTCCTACAAGTGGCAAATCGGCTGGGGTTGCAACAGAACCTTTAATATTAATTGATGTTCCTTGTTGTCCACTATACCCTGAAAAACCACTAATTCCTGAATATCCAGAATAGCTACTATAGCCAGAATAACCAGATATTCCTGAATAACCACTAAATCCAGAATATCCAGAAATACCGCTTCCAGAGTAACCAGAAAATCCAGAATATCCTGAAGTACCAATTCCTGAGAATTGAGTCCAAACAATAGGGGTTGTATTAATTACGCCAATTTCAGGAGCAATAACAACCCATCCAGTACCGCCATTGACTGTACCATTTTGAATAAAAGTAAATGCACTTGGAACTTCTGTCCAGATATTCATATCGGCTGATCTTGACCATGCGCTGCTAGATGCTACATAAATACCATTTTCTGCTGGATTAGTTTGATTCTTTACGCAAACACGATCACCAGCCAAAGTTGTGTAATTGTCAATGGTTTGTAAGCCTGACAATGTAATGTTGCCACCCAAAGGAGTAGTTCCGCATTGACATTCACCTTTAGCTGTTAATCCTTGCGCTAAACCATCAGCGTATTGTTTATTAACAAGATCAATAGGATTGACAGGTAAAGATTCTACTTGCCCTGATACGCCAAATACATTTTGAAAGGCTGCTGAATAGTAACCATTTTCCATGCCATAAAGCTGTGCAAAAGCTTTACCTGTACCCGCAGTCATTAAATTAACTACAAAATCGCCAATACTCCATGCTCTTGCAACAGTTCCTTCTTGACCTCTTAAAACTGTCCATACATCTCCAGTTACATTAGTTACTAAAACAATTTCAACAATAAGATTATTTGTTGATTGAACTAATGTAGCTTTAAATGCTTCCGCATATTGAGGATTTGGAAAATTAACAGAAGTACCGCTTGCTACTGTAATAGTAGTATCAGAACTACTTACAGGCAAAGCAAGTGCAGTTTGGGCTTGATTAGAAAATAGCAGTATTGTCATGACAAACCCTTGTTAAAACAATTAAATAATAGAATACGTATCGTTAGCCGCGCCAGTAAACTTAATATTAGTAACTGGGAAAGTTAATACATAATAAATTTGACTTGTTTCAGTTCCAGTTGGAGTAACTGCCGCATAAAAAGTTGAGCCATTGTCCAAGGAAAATTGAATGGTTCTACCAGAATTAGCAGAATTTAAAACAATAGTTGCTGGATAAACAACATTAGGTAACGAAACAATTGCTGTAGTTCCAGCTAAAGTTCCTGTAATTGGACTGCCATAGTTATAAGTCATTATTTAACTCCATATTTCTAGTGGTTTATTAGGAAATACCGCATCAATAGTTGGATTAATAGCTATTTCTCTTAAAGATTTTCTATAAATAATCCACTCATTTTTATTTGTTAAATTTACATCTGGCAATGTTGCAAAATCTGAATTTGATAACAAATTTATTGCTTTATTTTTTATAATTACAAGTAATTGTTCATTGGTTGGTAAAGGATGTGAAGCATTAATTGGAAAACCATTAGAATCTGCAACAATAGTTTGTCCATTTGATTGACCTTGCATCAATGACATATAAATTTGATCTGTAATTTCTACAGAATCCGGTGGAATGTTTTTTCCATGAATTTCTAAATGATAAAAACCACCAGTTGTTTTAGAGTAATAAATCATTTTATTTTCCAATAGCAATATAATTCATTCGTGTATCAATAGTATTATTTGATGTATACCATTGGACAAAAGTTTGTGTCCAAGTTCCATATCCTGTTGAAACTACTGCATCAATATTTGCAGCGCCATCACCATTTGTTACAATAACTAAACTACAATAATTAGGGAAAGCTGCTGGAAAAAACCATTGAACTGGTTGTGAAGCACCGTTTAGTTGCCCAGCACTTCCCCATTGAATAATTGTGCCATCTGGAAATATTTCATAACCATAAACACCTGATAAAAATTGTTGAAATTGATTTAAAGTAACTATTGGATTAAATGCTGCACCATTTAAACTTAATCCACCTGATAAACTATATTGAGCATGAGTTCCTGAAGGATTTCCTGCTTGTAAATAGCCATTTAACGCAGACAATAATCCAGAAACATTAACAGCCCCACTAAATGCACCTGTTGTTGCATTAACAGTACCACCAGATTGATTTGTTGCTGTTGCAGCAGAATTAGCTGTAGCTGCATTACCTAAAATATTAATATTCCAGTTTCCATTAGCCCCATATCCATTATTTTGAGCTAAATTTTGCATTGTTCCTGCTGTTGGAAACATAGATACTTTATCGCCAGCAGACCATGAATAAGCAGTAGTACCTTCTTGTGCTCTAGAAACAGTCATAGAATCGCCTGAACGAGCAGTACAATCTAAAATTTCATAGATTAACCCCGTTGCAGCATCATTTAAAGTAATTCTAAAACTTTGACCAGATGTAGGCGAAGGAAAATTACTACCTGTGCCGGGTGCGACAGAAATAACCGTAGCCGTAGTGTTGATCGGGGCGGCTAAAGTGGTAGTTGCGTTATTAGCGTATAACAGAGTAGTCATAAATTATGCCTTAATAAGTCACATTGTAAGTATACTGGAATGGTAGCTGTAAAACACCTGATTGAATACCAGCATTTAAAATTGGTGCATTTGCGACTAATCCGCCCGCGGAAATGTGTATATCAACGACATTGTAAGTAGCAAACGTAACACTAATTTGATAAGTGTTATCTAATACTGGCAAATAACCGTTTGTACCTTGTAAAAATCGCTGAATGCGTCTTTTTAACCAAGTTGTATTAAATTGATTTCCATCACCTTCATAATAGTTCCAAGTAATAATTCTTTTGTAAATATCATCATTGGTTACATAAAAACTAGAAGGTGGAATAATTTTTTCCGCATCATACGCTAAAGTATCGTATGGCACGGTGTCATAAGAACCTAAATAAGTATAAGTTCCTAATGCAAAAGTAGGTCTTGGAATACCGTAAATTCCTTTTCCAACCCAATCTAATAAAGCTCTAGACTGAATAGTGTAATTAGGTAAATTTAAGTTATTTGTGTTATCTAAATATGTTTGTGATAATTCATTGTAAGCATCAAAAAATGCTTGCAAATACTGTGTAGTATCACTATAGCTATATTGCTGATATAAATACGCCGGGAGTAATTGCTGGGTCATATTTAACCTTGGGCAATAATAACTGCACTAGTATTGGTTTCAAAATAGCTTTCTGAATCTCCAAAAATTAATCCTGTACCGGTTGTTGGTGCGACAATACTTCCGTTAATCTCTACCGTAAATACCATGCGGGAGATTAAAGTTGCCGGTAAAATACTTGCTACTGCTAATTGAAATACATTTTGTAATTCAAATACGTTTATCGGTTGTCCCACATAAATACTGTTAATATAGTTAACAATTGCTGGATTTGCTAATTGAGCAATAGCCGTAGGGGATACATAGTTAGTCGATGTAGTATTCCAAAGTAAAGAAACATTTACAGTTTGCTGTGGTGGATTGACATAAGTAATACTGTAAGTATCTGGATAGTCGTCAATAGATACAGTAATATTTCTTGCGGTTGTAGTTGATCCAACAAGAGTAGAAATATCAAATACGCCAGTAAAAATAGCATTCGCGACTGCATAAGGGTCGCCGCCGCCGACAATTATTTCCCATTGATTTGTACCCGCTACCCGAATGCCGACTAATCGTGCTTGAACTCCAGATACTTTCTGTAATTGAGTTCTAAGAAAAGTTGGCATTCCTTGAGCAGTGGCTAATCCAGCTTGAATAACTTGCGCTTGATAATCAGGTAAAGTTTGAGCTGTAGTGCCAATTACTCCCGCTGAAGGGTTTGTACAAGTAAGGGTAATTCCTGATGGAACAGATGTAACTAATTGAGTTACTGAATTAACTGGTACAGCCCATGAACCAAAAGTTGTTGCAAGACAATACAAAGATGCGCTTACGCCAGTAGAACCAATAATTCCGCCATCTTGAACTGTGTATTGATAAGAGCCATCAGAAACAATAAAACCTCTAGGAATTACAAAACCTACTGTTCCGCTAAATACAACGAATACAGAAGTGTTTGATCCTTGACCTTGTTGAACGCCATAAACAGCGCCCAATTGATAGACAATAGATGCGTTTGCGGTATAAGGACTGATAGAGTTAACTAAGTCAACATAAGCTTGATCTTGAACAACGGCTGCACCCGCGGCTGTAGAAGCCATATCTTCTACTAAAGAGCCGGGCAAATTAGCTGTCAATCCGGGTGCTAAAGCGGTTGCAGTCGCTACTAGCTCATCGCGAATCGCTGTTGGACTTGCAGGGATAGCACCTGCGGTAGTTATAGTTGCCATTTATGTCGCCACCGTAGTTTGAATAGTTGTTCCGTTTTGGAATACAGCACTGATATTATAAGTTGGATTAACCGTATTTTGGGTTTTTAAGACAGTTAAACTAGCAAAATAGGGGGCGTACTGAGTTTGAGTCCTGTTTATTGCCAAGTCGGGCGGGACTTGATTTAATACGGATGAATATGCCGGTATTCCGTAATTGGCATAATAAGGACTTTCGCCTTGATTTAAGCGCAAAGTTTGAGCTAAAGTAGCCAACCAAATATAGCTGGTTTCGGTCACTTCTACCCATTGCCCCGATTCATTTATTCCATAAGTTCTCATGTTGGTGTTCCTGTAGTTCCTGTTCCTGTTTGTACACCACCGTGAGTATGTGTACTTCCGACAGCTTTTCCATTATTAGTCAAACTACCAGTATTAGCAAAATTACCTGTTTGATTAATATCGCCAGTAATTTGCATTGTGGCGCCTGATCCGCCTGTAATATGGAATCCAGCGTCACCAGTAATAAGCCCGTGAACAGTTAAATTCCCTGTAATAGTCACTCCAGCGTTGTCAATAACCATTACGGTACTGCCGTGTACTACCGTTACCCCTGAAGGTACTAAAGTAATAGTGGTGTTGTTATTGGTGTCACGAATTACAGCGCCGTTAGGGGCGTTAATGTTTACAGCGTTAGGATCAACGCTAGACCATTTTTTATTACCAATAGGAACGTAAACAAGGGCGCCAAGGTTAAAAGGAAGATCAAGTGGGGCTAACCCTGTCCCAAGCCCAGTAACACCCCCTAATCGCGCATCCGCAGCGAGGCAAACCCCATAATCGCCAACTTGTACGGGTAATCGTACATAAGTGCTTTGAGCAATAGGGCAAGTAACGGGAGGGAAAGTAAACTCCCCGCCAGTGTCGATTTCAAAGTTAACCGTAACAATCGACCCATTAACCGCAGTAACTCGGCAAGGAAGCTGAAATCCAAAAGCTTGTTGATTTTCCTCAAGCTTACTTTGAATAAGGTTTGATATCGATACCGCAAAGGGGGTTTTTTGTTCGGCGCTCATATCTGGTTTATCGGTGTATTAGGAATAATTGCTTCGATAATAGTAACCCAAGCGTTACCATCAGGCGATCGACTGCTGCCAACATGGTGAATTTTTGTAATAAAAAAAGTGCCGTTAAAAGCTATCTTATTGCGATATTGAGAGTTGTTATTTACTACGTTCAGTACGGGGATACCCGGTTGAAACGATATGTAATCACCAATATTCAAATCGCCGCGCATAACTACTTTAGCTGAAATAGTGTTAATTCCAAGCCAAGTTAAATTGCCAATAACATCTGTAAAAGCAATTTCTTTTGTGGCGGCGGGCGTAATGGCAGAATCTGTTAAGAAAAACCCTTTAGCGGTGGACGTAATTATTGCACCCGTATATTTGGGGTCT